CTTAAGGAGACACACATGAAATTCTATCGCAATAAGCTCTTTCTGGCAATAGTGGTAACTATCTTGACCGGGACGATTATAAATCAACCCGAAATAGGTGCTACCCAACTGCTGTCAGAGGTAATTAGAGCGGTGAATAGTAGTGTGCCATCCTATGAATCAACGGAAGTTGGGGGTAACGACTCCCCGGAGTCCCTTTTCAGGGGCTCTCAGTCCAACGATGAAAAACAACTCATCAATAGACCGTATCAGGCTGGTAAACAGCCATGACAACCGGCGTGACCGAATTTGGATCTGAAACTAGTCCTTCGTATTATAGAAAGACTTGGAGCGGAACGAATGGTAAATTGAATAACGGATCCGTAGTTTGGAATCCGTATACCATGTCACTTAGAAGAGCTTCGCAAATGCCGGGTAACGGCTATCCCCCTCTGAATGAACCTCTATTCATGGGAGTAGTCTGGGGCCCGCATAACGTGGCTTGGGGACCAAACGACACTTTGGATTTACTCAACGACCTTGGCGGAAAAGTTCGAGGACACTCCTTTAATTTAGGAGTTGCTCTTGGCCAATCTCACCAAACGTTGAACCTAGTGTTGACCAATCTCCGCCGAATCACCTCAGCCGTACGTTCCCTTAAAAGAGGACGTGTGGACTTGGCTTTACGAGCTCTGGGGGTACCGCCTAGGCAGACGAAAAAACGTGCAAAACAACGCACACGTCGAACTAAGGGCCGCAAAGAACTTGTCGGTTACATCGATGGGCAACCCGTATACTCCTTTAAGGGGAAAACGATAGCCTTGAAACCTACCGATAACTCTAATCTTCTAGCTTCCCGCGAGCTTGTATCTAAAGATATAAGTGCTATGTGGCTAGAGATTCAGTACGGAGTAAAGCCCCTGCTGCAAGACGTATTCGAGGCAATGAAAGCCTACGAGCGTCATACTGCAGGGCCTAGGAAAAGCCGCTTCACCGTTCGCAAACGGATAGAGTGGCCAACCTATGTGAGCGATCCGCTAGTAAACTCATACGCCCGGTGGACAGTCCATTCTCAAACAAAGAGACAGATTATCGCCGAGCTAACTGAGGTATTGACGGAACCCCGCTCATTGGGTCTTCTTGATCCAGCCTCCGTGGCGTGGGAGTTAACTCCTTTAAGTTTTGTTGCTGATTGGTTTATTCCAATTGGTAGCTACTTGGAAGCGTTAAATGTTATACCGATGCTGACTGGGAGGTTTTTAGTATCAGACCTCACGACTAGTCAGACGTCGGGAACAGGGTTAAAAACGCCGTATGCAGGCGCTACGTGTAGCGCTGAAACGGTAACTGTAACCCGTACCCCCTCGTCCAGCATTGTAGTGCCGCTTCCACAGTTCAAGCCTTTAAACCAGGCCCTATCTGTGGGACACATTAAAAATGCTATCGCACTGTTGCATCAGGTGTCATCATAGTAGTCAGGGTAACTCCTGTCATCACATTAATACGAGCGAAATGCTCATAACCTAACGAAATAAGGAGCCTATAATGGCACAAATGACATCAATACTTGTCAAAGACGATGCAGCCACACCTGTCGAACACGCACTGTATCCTGTAAGCGATAACCCTCATCCTCAATGGAGAGAGACTGCTTACGGAGTGCCTGTAGATGGGCAGATTCGGTATTCTCTGAACATCGAGAGAACTAAAAACCGAGCCTATAAGGTGACTGCTAAGTTGGAAGTCCCCGTAATGGAGACCTTAGGGGCTTCGGGCTCTTCCGCTGGCTATGTTGCACCACCGAAGGTAGCTTACGTGAATACTGGTATTGTCACGATGTTCTGTGACCCCAGAAGCACTGAGCAAGACCGAGTGAACGTGCTGCGTATGCTCACTGGAATCCTGCAAGGCGCTGGGGATGTAACAGGAACTGGCACGCTGACTAATACATCAGCAGGTCAAGCATTCCTGACAAACTACAAACCCACACCAACTGCGTTCCGTTCGCTTATGTTGCCGAACTAACCAACTGCAAATAATTATTTTGCAGATTACCAATAAAGGAGTAATCATGAGCTGGATAAAAGAACGTAGTGCCTCTGAGTCTTTAAAAATACTGAGGGCTCTCTCCGAGAAGTGCGCTGAATTAGGTGGACCCGTTTCACGGCGTTTAAATCAAACTGCCCAAGACGACTACACCTCGCTTATGTCATATGAGATCGACTATAGCGAGTTTAGCGTATCTAACAACATTGGCCCCGGAATTCTGGATGCCATTTACGCCCGGCAAATACTTGCCCTGTTTCAGAAATCGCAATTTTTAAAGATTAGCGATACATGGGACAGGACTAAAGTTGCTGCTCAGCGTTTTGTTGAGGCCGAAGCAATGTGTCTCAAGACTAACAGGCGAATCAAAGAAGCAGCTGCGGATCCTTCTAAAATAGATCCTGCCGTAAGCGTGGTTTTGTTCCATGCTCAGCGAAAAATAGCTGCTATCCTTAAATACCCTGCTTGGGACGAATTTCCATTCGCTTTTGGCCCGGGAGCAAATACCAACGTGAAGAGTTCCCACGCAAATCCTAGGATTAAGTTGGGAGCTGCTTTGGAGTGTAGTACGGATCTTACCCCAATGGTGGGAGCCCTCTTAGGAGAGGTGCCTCATTGGACAGACTTGCACGACGTTTACCTCGGAAACTATCCCGATAAGTGTCGCGTCAACGTGCATATTGTTCCCGGTAAGGTAATTTTCGTACCTAAGAACGCCAAGACTGACCGGTCTATAAGTGTGGAGCCTATCCTTAATAGTTTTTTCCAAAAAGGAGTCGGTTCATACATAAGAGATCAGTTGAAAATGACTGGCGTCGATCTTCGCGACCAAACGGCGAATCAGAAGAAGGCATGTCAAGGGTCCATAGACGGTACACTGTCTACATTGGATCTTTCGATGGCCTCCGACTGTCTAAGCCGTGAACTAGTCTGGTCCCTCCTCCCTGTTGAATGGGCGGAGTTCCTCGATTATCTGAGGACTTCCCGAGTTACTATGCCTGATGTAATCAGCGATGAAATGCTGACTAACGCTGGGCTGCGTGCTCGTAATGAAGAAACCGGCGAATATACGCTGCAAAAGTTCAGCAGCATGGGGAACGGGTACACGTTTGAGCTGGAGTCGCTAATCTTTTATGCGCTCTGCTGGGGTGTATGCAAGTACCTAGGCGAGGATTTAACCAAGATAGGTGTCTATGGAGACGATCTGATCGTACCTACGGGTGCGTCGGGTTTATTAGTAGATGTCCTTTCATATTGTGGCTTTTCCATTAATAAGGAGAAGTCATTCGTGGAGGGGCCGTTCCGAGAATCATGTGGAGCGGATTATCTTGGTGGTTTTGACATACGCCCATATTATCAGAAGACTCAGATAAGTGAGCGTCACCTTTTTACCATGCATAATTGGTTTATACGGAATGGCGAATATGAATTAGCCACCGTAGTTGATCAGTTTTTGCACCCTGCCTATAGAATATACGGACCCGATGGGTTTGGTGATGGCCATTTAATTGGCAGCCATACTTTAAGGTATCCGCGTCTTGCTCGTCGGGCAGGTTGGTGTGGAGGTTACTTCGATACATATATCCTCAGGGCTAGGCGCTATACTAGGCCGACTCCTGGAGATCTTGTCTTACCCGTCTATAGTGTTTACACTAGAAGCGGAGCGGACAGCCCTACTGACCCTGATATAATCAGGGGAAGCAAGGGATATGCGAAGGTGTCAATCTACACTC